AGCGGCGGCGCCGCGGGCTACGACAAGCGATCCCTGAAGCGCGGCGACGTTCATGACGGCGATGTTGATATCGCTGGCAAGCTTCTGCTTGGCGGCCTCGCCCAGGCGGTTTTCCTGGAGCGCGTCACGCAGCTCGGTAGCGGTCATGACCCACGGCACGGACTGGTTAAAACCAATCGACGCGGGCACGCTGAGCTGAGTTGCATCCTTGAAGTTCAAGGTCTGATCGGTGCCGTTGAACGACTGCATGATGTACGGTTCCGGCCGCCAAATGGTGTTGCCGGCGCGTTCCATCATGCTCTGATCGGTGCTGTATACCGATACGTTTTTGGAAAGTACGAGGGCGTTCTGGAAGCCTTCGAGGATATCTTCGAACGCAACCCTCTCTTCCTTGGAAAATTCATTGGCCATTGGGTAGTTCCTTAAAAGGCAAGATTGAAACACCATCAACGATGGTACTCTCTAATCTCACCCTTTAAGGCCGGGCGGCTGGCGGTTATCCTGCTGGTTTCGGTCAGCGAGCCGATGGAAACATTGCAAGCTAAACTCTATCGCGCTTGCAATCTTTTGTCAACCCTTATTCTTTGACCGCTTGTATGCCATGACTTTTGTGAAGTCTCCAGTCTTTGCGGCCTCTGTCCTGAGCCGTTCAAGCGTGCTGTCTACGGTTCCAGACGGCGCGGCATTGCCTGATATGCGGCCCTCAGGCTGGGTCGCGGGTTTTTTTGTCGATACTTTCAAGGTCGCCTCCAGTTTTGCAATGGCAAAAGCGAATTTCACGGGGTCTTTGATCGCGGCGAGCTCTTTCGCCTTGGCTTCGTTCTTGCCGAGAGCGTACACAAGCATCGTTGGATCGGCCGCGCCGTGGACAATAATACCTTGCTGGGTCTGATCGAGCACTTCAAGCGCGGTTGCTTCGGCCTCGTCAAAGTCATCGGCCTTGAATCCGGTTTTTGCCTCTTGATATGCTTCGAGCCGTGCATTCCAGTCTTGTTCCGATCGGCTGGCCTCCTCTTTCCGCTTGCGGTCGTTTTCATACCACGGGATCAAGGCGGCCTCGTATTTCTCGGTATCGTAGTCGAAGTCTTGAAGCGTTGGCTTTTTTGTGGCGGCGGGTTCTTTGGCGGCGGTGGTTTCCTGCAACTTCTTGCGGGTGTCCCTCAGTTCCTTTTCAAGCTCCCGGTTGCGCTGGCGAACCTTTTTAATCCAAATGGGGGCGCTTTCGTGCTCTTCCTGTTCCGGCGCGGGTTCGTCGCCGATGGTTACGGTAATGCTTTCCTTCGGCTCTTCCACTGGTTCCGGGTCGGCCTCAACCGCCGGGGTTTCGATCTTCTCTTCAATGTCTGCCATGTTCTTTTCCCTTCTCCCCTGTTAGCGCCAGGGGGCGGCGCTTCTTTATGCTACCCCCATGAGTAGCAACAATAACTGTTCTTCCTCGTCGCGCTGTGCTTTGACGGATCGGTGCGATTTTACCACGATAGATTGAGCGGGGACAAGTCCGCGCTGCGCGGCGGAATAAATGAAGCGGGGCGTTTCCGGGATAGGCTCGGCAATAACGACGGGCGGGATCGCTTCAACTCTGACACCCTGTCTCGGTGCCGGTACCGACTCATGGCCCTTCGTCTTGATCGCATAGATCGGCGGGTAGTAGCTGAACCCGCCTTGGCTCTGGCTCTTTGGCTTCGCGCCGCTTTGCGCTTCGGCCGCTATCGATTGGCTCGGGGCCGGGGCCGCTTGCGCGACGGTGATCTTGAATACTTCTGCGGTCGCCTCGGCGGTAATGGCCTGCGAAGGTGTCGGCATGGTCTGCGCGACGGTTACGGGCATTACGGTCTGCGCGGTACTTGACTGAGATGGAACCGGCGCGGACTCGGCAACCGATACCGGCATGACCGTCTGCAACGTAGCCGACTGGTTCGGCGCGGGCATGGACTCGGCTACGGTGATCTGGAACGAAGCTACCCCGCCGGACGCGGTACGGGTTGCGTAAGTCCAGACGGCATAGGCAATATCGTCAATTATTGAACCATCGGACGCGGCCGGGCTTCCCGCATCAACCGTCCGCGTCGCGTGAGTCCATACGCCATCGGCATATTCAGCCGGGGTGAAACTCATGCGGTAAGCGTCCTTCCTACTCTAGTCCATACAGCAGCGGCTATCTCGGCTGGGGTCGGCGAAAGTGATTCTTCAGTACCGGCTACCTGCATAATCCACCGTGCGCCGTCGTCGGTGAAGCTGGCGGCCTCGAAGCCGATGCGGTTCGTCTCCCCGACATTGATACCCCAAAGCGGGAACGTCAAAGCGCCGTAGCATCCTCCATAACAATCCTCGCGGGTAAACGTAGGGCTTGACGCTTCTTGTCCGAGATACGGCAATTCCATGACCTGAACGCCACCGATGCAGATGCGGCCTTGGCCGCGTACTTGTCCAATCTGGTCTACGGTTACGCTGATTGAAAGTATCGTCCAGTCGTAGGCTGGCGTGTAGTCTAGTAGCGTTTGATTGGCCGTAGTCAGGCTTGTAACGACGCGACTGGACCGGATATCGGTCCCGCTTGCCGTCTTTCCGATTACCGTGGTTGTCCACACCGAAGGGCCAGCGCTTGCGGGAGTACAACGCATGAGAAACTGTGTCGATGCCGGGCAGATTATGCCTTCGCCAAGGGACGGGTTTTGATGCCTGCAATCCCATGAACTAACCACCTCGTCCCCACCAGAGGCAACCGGCATAGGGTTGTCAAGGTATCTTGCCTCGAACATCTGCACGCCGCCAAGGTCGACACGGTACGTCCCGCAAGGAATCCCGACTACGTTCAATAATCCGGAGACGTTGGCATTGATCGAGAATGCAAGGCCCTTGAGCGTCAACCTGTTGGCGGCTGGCACGGCATGGCATAGCACGTCTGTCCCGTTTATATACGGAAACTCGCCGCCGATGACTTTATCCAAAGGCGGGCTGGACATTCCTACTTTGCCCGGTCCATCGACGGCAAAGACGCCCATGTCAAGCATGGATCAACCCTGCCCGAAGAACGCGCCCCACCAGCGCATTGAAGTGGTAGCGGCAGGCGTAACGTGCCATCCGAGCGTTTCCGCGCCTGAGAATACAAGCCCGTCGCCCCATGGGATGACGATAACGCCAGCGAGCGAGGCAAGATCAGTATTCTGGATGCGTCCTTCGAACTTGTCAACGCCGCCTTGACGTATGAACACAACTCCCATGTTTGATTCTGTGGCGCTGTACGTGGTCAGGTATCCGGATATCGTCGCGGCCTTGAAGCTCGTTGTCCCGGCCGGAGTGCCAGATATAACCGTCTGGCCCGCGGTAACGGCGGTAGTAGTAAGTCCGCCTGCAAGTATGGTTGCCATTAAAGTACCTCCAATTCAGTTTTAATCAACTGTTT